CGATTCCTGCGTGATTCTTACTGACAACTTGAAAGAACGTAAGGTTGACGATGCTTCGCTTGCCTATCTCAAAAATGAAATCACTATGGCAGAATACGTTGACAAAATGGACGATGAGATGGAAGATAGTGACGAAGAATCTAAACCGAATGAAAAGAAATTCTACCAGATTGAGACGAAAATCACATTCATGGATGGGGAGAATGAAGACGAGAGAGTTCAGACTTTTGTCGTGAACACCTTCAACGTTGACAGAGCGATGATGCTTATTACCCACTATCTCAAAAACAAAGAGGAAGAATGTGAGAAACAAGCCAAAGAAAAGGGACATGAGTTCAGAAAGAGGGAAATCCATACAGCCATTGAATCTGCTAAACCTATCCCGGTCGGGCGTTTTATTCCGAAAGAGTTTTCAATGGCTTATATGGAATAACTTTGTTAACCTGCCTGCTCGGTCTGTGAAGATTGGGCAGGTGAATATGGGGCGTTTGGCTGGTGTGACTAATGTAATGCGCAGCATTGTAGAGGAGGGCAGTTCGATTCTGTCACGCCCCTCATAAATGTGAGCCACACATAAATGGCACGGGTCTTAAATAATGGTTGTGCCCCGGAGAATACGCTTCGGGGCTTTTAATTAGGTAAATCAGAAAGTATGTACTACATAAAGAAAAAGGCTAAGAAGAAAGACAAGCCT